GAAACAACATACTGGGTAACACCGACGGTGCACCTCCAGTAGCAGAGGTAACAATCGAGTGCGATGACCTCTTAATCTCAAGTGCTTTCGTTTATGAACTTGACGAGACACTTGCTCACTACGATTTACGTGGTGAAATTTCTCGTAAGATCGGATACGCTCTTGCAGAAAACTACGATAGACGTATCTTCAGAGCTATCACTAAGTCAGCTAGATCAGCTGGTCCTATCACAAAGTCTAACTTTGTAGAGCCCGGCGGAACACAGATCAGAGTTGGTACAACAGGTACTAACAAAGCTGACGCATACAACCCTACAATGCTTGTAAACGCTTTCTACGATGCAGCTGCTGCACTAGATGAGAAAGGAGTTTCTGGCGAAGGTAGAGTTGCTGTATTGAACCCAAGACAGTACTACGAGCTTATTCAGGCTGTAGGTGGATCAGGTTCAGGTGCTTATCTAATCAACAGAGATGAGCAAGGTGACGCATTACAGTCAGGTAATGGCATCATCGAGATTGCTGGTATCAGAATCTACAAGTCAATGAACATTCCATTCTTTAGTAACTTCGGTACTAAGTATGGTACAAGTTCTAACGACACAGGTGTAGCTGAACCAACAAACACAGGTTCATTCGTTGATGAAGCAATGGGTAACCAGCAAGAGATTGCTGTTCCTACTGCTAACGCATCTGCAAACGAAGGACAAAGAACTGTAAACGATTACGGTGAAGAAGTTAAGTTCAGCAACTCTTGTGGATTAATCTTCCAGAAAGAAGCTGTTGGCTTAGTAGAAGCAATCGGACCACAAGTTCAAGTAACATCTGGCGACGTGTCAGTTATTTACCAAGGCGACGTAATCCTCGGAAGACTCGCTATGGGAGTAGCTCCATTAAACCCAGCTGCTGCTGTAGAATTAGTAGCCGGTGCTGCTGTTAACTCAGGTAACACTGCTGCTTTCTAAGTTTTATTTTTTTATACGGGAGCTTCGGCTCCCCTTTTTTTATTATGGCTTCCACAACTATTGACCTCGATACCGAACTATCCGCAGTAAATTCAATACTGGGAGCTATCG